TTGTCGCAAAAGAACTAAATTTATTTTTGTTGCAAGATACATTTATTATATTAGCCCCTTTTATGAGTACTGCGCCATGTCGATGGGAATAATCAGACTGAAAAGAAATACGTTTTGCTAAATCTACATATTTCTTTTCTTTTCTCGATAGTTGCCTTGTTTTGGGTTCACTCACCATACAGAAATAGTATAATTTGTTGGGATAAACAAGTCAAGTGGAAAAAGTGGAACTATATAAATTGCAATAAAAATGCCAAGAATAAGGGGACTAAGCGGTTTTTTCTTCGTCATCGTAAAAACCGTCAGCATTACCAGTCCTTGCGTCAAACTTTCTTACAATCTCTTCATCCATAATTTCCAAAACTCGTGTTTTGAACTTTTCATCTTGAAGTTTTTTAGTCCACGTGGCTTTCTGAAACTTTTCACCTGTTCCATCGGCATATCTAAGAGTATACCAAGCACCTGAACGTTCAATGTAATCGGATGCATCAACAGCGTCAAACCAACTCTCTTCATCGGCAATACCTACAGTATCACCCCATAAGATTTTAAACTGGCATTGTCGTCCTTGAGAGCCAAAGCGTGATTTCTCAATCTTTACTTTTACTGTATTGCCTATTCTATAACCCTTGTCGTCTGTAACAAAAGAAATTTTTGCTTTAGGACGAGTGAGCCAGATACGCAATGAATAAGCATAAATCATAGCTTTGCCACCGGGAGTGACATATGGGGTAGTCATTACCTCCGAGGGAGAACGAGTAATATTCGTTTTCAGTTGGTTTAGAACCAAAAATGTAGATTGGCTCGTTGCCAACGGAATAGTAAGCTTGGACATACCCTTTGCGAGAATACGCGCCTTTACAGCCATAGAGGACTGTGGGTTAAAGTCGCCTTCGATGTCTGAAATGGCGGGTGTGAGTGCCAAACTGTCCCAGATGAACAACATTTGACTGTCGTTTGATTTTAGAAGCTCTTCGATTGATTCTAAGACGAACTCAACCGATGTTGCTGGGATATAGAGTAGCTTCTTGGGATCACAGCCAGATCTTTCTACAAACTTGTTGTCTAGTGCTGATTCTGAATCAAAGTAAACGACGTCGATCCCCATCCGTTGGGCATTACCCGCGATTTGAGCAGCCATATAGGATTTACCGCTAGCTTCCAGACCGGCAATCTCTGATACTTTGCCAACCGGGATACCACCCATCTTGCCACGGCAAATAATGCCATCCAGCCAGCGTGAGCCGGTTGGAATCCACTGTTTTACGATTGTGGGGTTATTATCGTCTGTGAGGTCAATAGAGACTTCTTGTCCTGCTTTCTTGTTGATAAGCTTTCGCATTTGGTCGATTGATAGGCGACCAGCCTTTTCTTTTTTCTTTGCCATTTGATTTCCTTATTTAGCCACTTTGAAAGAGTGGACGCAACTTCTAAAACCGGCTTTGTCCATTTTGATTTGGACGGTTTCACCGTAATCGCACACCTCTAATACATACTTTTTACTTCTTTTTAGAAGGTTGGTTATGTCGCTATTGTCTGACCAAAAATAAACATAACCTTGATTGATATCGTGTTTGTTGGCGTTGATGCAGCTTTCTGCGTCTGGACCGCCGCCTTTGCCTTTGAAGCGTCTGGCTATGGCAGCTACTTTTTTATTGAAATCGGGGTCTTCCCGTTTGTGAATACTTATTGCGCTCATTTTTACTCCTTTTAGCTAAAATACTTGAACGTTTGGATGGTCTGTTTCAGGAGTTTCGATTTTGATCAAACCGAATTCATCGTCCATGTTATGCCAATCCTCATAAAGCTCTTTTAGGCTAGCTTTGATATTTATCTTTTTGATTTCGTATTGAGGGTTAGTATAGACATCATATTTGAAGTGTTCTTGACCACCGGAAACCATCACTCTTCCGCAGTCACATTCTCGTAAATCGTTTTTCGTCCTAGAAAAAATAATGGTGTTGCATTCCTTGCACTCCACAGCGTTAACTAGCAATTCTCTTCTCCTTTGTAAAAAAGTTGGGGCACCTGTAAACCCGTGCCCCCCTGCGGTGTCAGATTAACCTAGAAGCTCAGAAAAAGCCTTGTCAACCTTGGTAGCACCAGAGATATTAGTAACCTCTGCACTATCCGTACCTTCTGCCTCACTAGATTGTAAGAAGCGGTCAAGAATATCTTGCACCTCTTCTCCAGTGCGACGTGATGCGGTAAATACCTCATCAAAGTCAGGTACGCTCTCCAGAAGCCCTGTCGCCTTCTCGCTATCTTTATGAAGCGGTGAAGACTTACGACGAGGCGTAATCTTGGTTTCTGGAAAAGAAGCTCCAGCGGGTTTGGTATAAGTAACTACCAAATCAGTACCACTTTCTGGGTCAGTGACATCTCCATATTCTGGATTGAGCACCAAACCGAGAAGGGTCTCATAGGCACGTTTACCGAAGCCCCAAACCTTTACACCCTCGCTTTCCTCACCGCGTACAACTACCGCTGCGAAAAAACGCTGACGTGCGCCAAGCTTACGAGCCATGCGCTTAGATTCTTCAGAACCATCCTTCCAAAGTGCTCGCACATAACTATCAAGAGGACAATCCTCTCCAAAGTTACGCTTGGGCGAAAGGAAGCCCTTTTCATCGCCCACCTCATAGTGGAACCAGAAATCACGGAAAGGGTCTCCGTCTGCGGGAGTTACAATACGGATTGTCTGCTCCCCCTCTTGAGGACGCCAAAACTGATTGTTGCCGTCGCCACCCTTGTTCTTGAGTGCTGTTTGACGAGCACGCATTTTATTCATATCAATAGCCATAATAATATATTTCTCCTTGGTTTATTTTGGTTAAAGTCGCCTTGACAAATCTTTCAAGACGCTAGTTGTTGTAATAAAGTACTACTTTTTTCACAATAAGCAAAAAGTTCGTCATACTCAGTAGAATATACCGAATAAGTTGTTTTCATTTTATCATGATCGATATTACTTTTTAAGTTCCTCTGAATAGTTTGCATTAGATTTTCATCTTCCTCCAACCTTTTCTTTGGAACACCATAATAATAATTTTTTTCTCTTGGAAAGTCAAGCGAAAAGAACATTTTTTCTTCATTATTCTCATTATCCAATAAACCTAGCGTACTTACACGGGCAGTATTAATACGAGTGGTAGTCGTAGTCAATACTGGCTGTGTATGTTCAAAAACGTTTATCATATGGTAAGTCGAAGTAATCAAGTTATTCATGGTGTCCCAACGTTTCATTATTGGAACAGGGCCCATTATATCAGAAAGTAATTGATTGTCAAGCAAATAAACTCTTTTAAATAAATCTGAACGGGCATATTCTTGGAACACGTTGAAAAGTAAGTTGTTTTGGAGTTTTTTATCTCCAACTAACTCTGTTCTTTCGGGGATAATATACATAACTGTAATGCTTGTATGATCTTTGATTTTTGATAAGATAGATAAAGCAGCGCCAGACACCATACCACAACTGGTGATAAATAATGTTTCAGGCATCACCCCCTCTTGTAAGTATTTTACTATACCTCTCGGCAAGTTTTCTTCATACAGTTCCGGAGATGCCTGACGCTTAAGACCAAAAGAACTCTTGGTCTTTCTTAGTCCTTCATCTAACTTGATTATTTTATATTGTGGGTATTGTTTGAATTGGTCAGCAATATTACATCCTGCTTGACCTAAACCTATTACGGTTTGCATATTTTCCTCTCTGGAATATTATAAGTTTCTTACAGTTTTCCGAGCCACTCCTTGAACTCGCCGCCGCGAAACATGGCTTTCAGTTCCGGCGCAGGGGATACCCCTATTTTGCCGCTTGTGCCGACCTTCATAACGGCTCTAAAAAGCTTTAGGTAGTCTTCTTTTCTGGTAATCTTAGGAAGATAGGCTCCAATTGCTTTTAAAGCCTGAGAGCCGCCTTCTAAGCCGCCATCGCCAGCGCCTTCCGGTGCTTCTTCTGCCGGTGCTTCTTCTGCGGGTGCTTCCAGTTCTTCTTTGATAAGCTGTTTAAGATAGGTTCTTGTAAGTTTCATAATATATTCCTTTTATTTGATAAGTAGCGCTTTCATGTCTGCCCAATTTTTGCCACCTAGACAACTGACTTTGAAATTTCCAAATCTAGTATTACTAAATAGTTGTTTAATCTCATTAAACTCATATTCTTGTTCAGTATGCAAATCGATCATAATACTATCATGATTACAAAATTTAATAAAGCTCTTTTTGTCTCGCAAGTATTCCCAAACTTTATACATTTGTTCAAATACCAAATCGGCTGCAGTTGACTGTACCAGATAGTTTACAGCGTGATCTTCGTCACACTCTATTTCACGTCCATATGGGGTAATTACTTTATTTTGCTTATAATACAGAGTTTTGAGTTTTTCCCGGTCGTAAATCTTACTAACGTTGTCATCCTTGTTATTGGGGTTATAAAGCCACGCAAATATACGTTTTTTAGCATTATCGCGATCTTTTGCCCTAGTAAAGACATGCTTTAGGTTCCAATCGTGGAGGTCTTCTTCTGGTTGTTCTTGTCCAAGCAAAGCTAGGGCTACTCGTAGCTCGCATGCGTTGAAGTCCATTTCGAAGAGCCAGTTATTATTTGGGATAAGAATATCACGATATTTCTTTGCAATTGTCATTACAGGAAAAGAATTCTTTTTAGTACTTAAGCGCCCTGTAATGGTTTTGGTCATGTCATAATCTATAAATGGTTTATTTTCTGAAATAAGCTTGTATGTGTTCTTGTCTTGCACTGTTAGTTGGATTATCTTTGATAAATCAAGGTTTAGATGTCTTTGCCTGACGTCTGCTATGACTTTATTTATTTTTAATAGCTGGTCGTAGTTATTGGGCTTTTTGTATTTCGCGAATACGCTTTTACATATATCGTTCTTGATTTCTGCCCACGTCGATAACAGATGACGAGGCATTACTTCGTATAAGCATATTTTGTCTAAATCAAGTCCCACTTCTTGACACGATTTGATGACTGCTTTGATTTTTGCCTGTGTTTCGTTATATGCTGTTTTTTGTTTGTCGTTGCATACTTCTTCCATAGAGGCGCCTAGAGCGTATATTGACGCATATTCTACTTCTTGATCTCGCAGATAAGAAGCGTAAGACCAAGTTTGGGTGCAGGTAGGTGTTATATTTTTATGGAACTTTGCTTCTTTGTATACCATGAAGCAGTTTTGTTTGTCGTCGAACGTTTGGAAGAGCATTAGTGTCCTGTATAAAATTCAGTTACAATTTTATTAATTGAAGGTTTTTGTTTTTCATTAGGAATCATAACATTATGTTTTTTAGGAGTCAAGCTTTTTTTAGGAGTACGCCAATCGGGTCTATGTGTCTCCATATTAAATATCTTTACTGGGCTATAAAAATGCTCCAATATGTCATATAAAGCACTAATATCACTGCTAATATTGCTCTGTTTTTCTAATCGGCGTTTGAATATTCTATATTGCTTATCTTCCTTTACTTTAAATTCATATTTTAACATCTTTTCGAAGAAGTTTATAAAAAATTTATTAGTAAATTTTGGATAATTGTTAATATCAGATATATCAGCATCAAAAGATGTTGTATTATTGCTATTAGAAGTTTTATAGTTATTTATATAGTGCTTTTGATATTTTAATGATGCGTAGTGTGTACCAGTAACTCCATATTTATAATTCCCCACATCAGCATTCATATTTTCTGAAGGAACGTGAATAATCAAATATTGCATTTTGTTTTGATATTCTTTATACCCATAGATTAGCATAAACTTGAACATAGAGAAAGCCGTTGATATAAGTCGATCATAATAGCTATTAAACATATTATCTATACTATGGATAAAATGTTGTTGCAAATAGCCATCAATATGTGTCCATTTTTGTTGCAAAACGCCAGCAGAGTTGCGAATATATTCGCCTGATGCTTTTACTTTTCGTCCGCTTTTCATCGGAGCAGAATTTAAATCAGCTATAAGCATCCAAGGTGCGTTTTTATTAACCCTAAAGCCAAAATTAGCCGCAGTGGTGATATATTTGGCAAATTCTGAATCTTTGAAAAACGCATTTTTGCTATTATCATTGTTGTTGTTTTTATTTGGTAAAAGATTTATAGCCAAACCTGTGGCATTGACTGGCGTTTGTGGTCCTGCAAAGACAGAGTATAATGTGTTTAAGCGTTTGCTGCTCATGGCAAATTTTAAGTATTCACAGATGTAAGCTTCAAATCCTAATATTGGCTTTTCTTTATCAACTATATATTTGTTAAATGCTTCCACGAATTGGTAGCTTTTTCTCATATGTTCTTTTTCGGCATCAAAAAAACTATCTTTAGCTTGGATATCTCCCAGAAGGTTGCCAATGCTGGTTTTATTATGAGATATAGCACGCTTCATAAAAAATCTAAACTCGTGAAATGCCTGCATTACAAAGTCAAAAGTTACCAATTGGGTTGCCGTTGGAAGCTCTAATTTGTTAGGTTTAGGGATATATAATATTCCTCTTTGGTTAACTTTTCCATAATAAGGTACATCATACCATAAATCGATATGATTGTTGTTGATTTCGTGAAAGATTTGGGTTGTTTTGATTTTATACCAATTTCTATGTGTATATAACGAAGCAGCACCTTGGGTATTATTGGCTAAGAAATCTGGTGTGTAATTAGGCATTATAATAATTAGTATTCTCTGTAAATATATATTTGTACATCGGGATTATGAAGTTGGGATTATAACATCCGTTTCCCTTTCATCAATAACTCGATTGCCGTCCGCATCTGTGCCCCATTGGTCCTTGGTGCCTTCGGGTTGATGAAGTGTGTCAATATATCGATTAATATGATCTTCGTGAAACTGTAAAACAGCTGCTTTGTTTTCAGTGCTATCAATCACACTCTGAGTTTCAGTCGATATCGTTTGACCGTCTTCTGTTAAGGCTACCGGCTTACCGGCAGCTATAGATGTAAGTCGTTGATGTTGGTGATCTTCTAAAGAATATTGGATTATAGCGTTTATTTTAGAAGTAAACGACTCTGGCGTAAAGGTGTGCGATACTTTTGTAATCCCATAATAGCCATTTGCTTTAAATTGCCGTCCGCTTCCTGCTGTGATGAAAGGTCTTAAGTCTAAATATATGAGTTGCCCCATATTAAATAAAGGGAATGCGAGTGTTTCTATATCAGCTTGAAATATAACAGGAGGAAAGCCACCGGATCTCGCTCCTATTCCCGTTTGCATAGGTTCGATTTCAGAACGACTTGAAGAGCGTGACGGGTCAAAATATATCGCTGTTTTTGTGTTTTCATCAGCGATGTCTGTGACTTTTACACTTCGCGTGATTCCTTTAGCTGTACCTCCTAGATAAAAATGAAATATTTTATTTCTAAAATTACTATTATAGTTTCCAAAGCTAATGTTTCCATTTTTAATATCATATCTCGTGTTTTTAAAGCCATATAAAAAATATTGAATCTTGCCTCCATATGTTCCCACCGCTGATTGGACTTTAGGAGACGTGAACCCTTGATTAGAAGAAGCCCTAGCGCAAACTGAGAAAGCGGCTCCAAGGAATTTTTGTACCAAATTATTAAGAAACTCATAAAAAGAATAGTATTGCCTTTCTTTTGCTACGACGTCGCGAGTAAAAAAATTATTTAATTTTGTTAAGGAGATTGGAAGATAATACAATGGAAAATCGTCTATAGTGGGCATTGTACTATCGCCGGGTGGAGTATATCCATCGCCGCCGCTGATGGGCGATCTATAAGAAACAAGACCAAAATCTACATTGAAAGCATTGCCTACTTGCTCTACTATATTTTCACGTAAAGTTTTAGCTTGCGTGCCAGTTTCAAACGAAGTATCTTTCAAGTCCAATATATTTTCTAATAATTGACCCAAAAATACATAAGGTATTACTTGCCATTCATCATTGTCAAAAGTTCTAGATGACCATGAAGGCTTTTGATGCATGCGAACATAATTATATGCTTTTTCGGATGTTGTGTGACTAGCGGCAAAAGCGCCGTCTAATCCTGGTGTACGGGCTGCAGCAGCGAGTTGCCATTCTCGAATATGTTTTCTTTTTACGTAAATATACTTTATATCATTGGTTTTTAATAATTCAAAAGCTATGTTTTTTAATGCCAGAAAGCGTCCCATTTTTGCTTTAGCAACTTGACTATTAATAGCTGTCTGTATCATATTTTTTCTCTCTGCTATCACGTCGGCGCCTGCTTTTGCGCTAGCAACACTAGAGCCTTTAGTGGCTTCTATGCAGTTTTTTCTTGATGTTTCATTTGTCGACGTCTTTAAACAATCTAACAACTGGTCGGTTACACGGTTTACTGCGTTTTGAAAAGCGCTTTTTGATTGGCTATTCCAACTTCTGTGCCATCCTTCGCCCAGCCTATCGGTGATTATATTACGTTGTGCCATAACTGCTTCTCTAAATAAGCTTCGGTATTTATCGTAACCTTCCGAGCTGGCACTCGCCACGTGGAAACCGACAGGTTTCGTCAGCAGTGTGTTCCACGTGGTGCCTGCACCAGTGATAGACTGGCTATGTTCCATATTAAACAACTTTGTTACTAATTTCTCTGCCAAACCATGGTATACGACGGAAGAACCATGAGTATCTAAATTGCTAGCTAGGTTTTTTAAAGAATCATTAACTGCTGCAGCATCATTGCGAATCTGCAAAAATATATTATTTGCTGAAGCTAATACGTTTGCCCCTGGTCCACTAAGGGTATCGACTATCTGCCCCCTATATTGAGCGTTAACAGTTATAGAGCCATCTTGTTTGAGATCAAAAGTGTACTTAACCATATGCGTCTTCAATTTTAAAGCCATATTTTTTAAACCTAATCCACCAGTTATTTTATCATTGGACTTCCACCCCAACTCAAAGTCAATTGTCCTAAATGCTTTTTCACCGCCCGATACTTCTGCTGTTGTAGCTAGTAAAAAGAGTTGCCTATATGGTTCTTTCATCATTGTTCTTATATCTTGGAACAAAAATACAGCGTCGACTAGAACAATCTTTGATGTAGCAGAATCGATTCCTTCATACTTTATGTTGATGTTTTGTATCCCGGCGCCGGTTCTTCTACCGGTACTTTGAAAATCTAGAATATTTGCCTCTGCAGCACCAAACCCCACAAAATCTCGCAGATGATCTGTATTAAATATTGCCTTTTTGCTTGTGTTATTTCCTCCCCATCTCTTTGTTTCATATATGGCAGCATAATGGGCTAATTGCGCCGTTTCAGCGGGGGTTATTTCAAAGAACTCTTTAATCTTTTCATGCAATAAAGTAATTTTATTAACATATTTAAGATTTGTACTATTTGTAGCAGCGTCTAAAGGCTTTAGCCCAATTTGTCTTACGCTGCCATTGGCGCCAGTGCGGGGGGGCGGTAGCGATCCTGCGGCGCCTTCATATATTACTTTAGCTTTTTCTAATAAAAAACATTGATCATCGATATATGATAACATTTTTACCGCATCACCCACAGTTGGTGCAGTCGTTATCGTTGATGTTGGAGTTGAACCAGCAGCTGCGCCTGCGGCTCCAGCAGCTGCGCCTGCGGCGGCGGCGGCTTCGTCTAAGCTTTTTTGGCTCGCGACGTCTGCAAGTGCAGCTTTCCAAGCCTCATGCGCCTCCACAAAAGGCTTTCTTAATTCTTTAAATGTATCCTTATCAGAATATTTAAGTGTTGACGGACCCGTGTCGTTCCATTCGCCTGTATTCCAAAAATGCCGGAGAGCTTGCTTTTGAGCGAGAGTGAATGATGCAATGAGGGGTTTTCCACCGGTGCCGCCAGATGCTGGGCGGTTTATAAACTCTTCAAGTTTGGCTTTTTCTGCGTCATAAGTAGCCTCCGCCGCCGATTCTATAGCTTCTAATTCTTGCAGTTTTGCGCTTTTTTCACTCATATAAGACTACCTTACTGTTTAAAGATTATAGCAACCCAAATCCGCTTAAAACGGTTTCTAATGGTGTAGGTATAACGACAACATCTCCAGGTCTAAAGTCTGTCTCTAAAGGTCTAAAGTTAAACCATGCTATTACCCACCAATATTGTGGGTCTCCATAAAATTCATATGCTAAATTAAAATATTTGGTACCTGTTTCCCAAACTCTAGTATTTCTTTCAATGTTAATCATATCTTCTGGGGAAGGCTGCTTTAAAGTGGGAGTGGCATAATGATTAATTTGCTTAGCACCTCGTTTTCTGAATATAGCAGATGATACATAAGAGTCGGCTGTGTTTAATATTTTGGTCTTTCCGTCATATCTTGATATAGTCACAATATTATCCTTTTATTATTCTATTGCGGGTCCGCAATCGGCATTGGGATCCGCGAGGCATTCAATGCGCCGACGTCGCGCCTCAATCTTCATATGAAGTAGATCGATTTGCTTTTCAGCAACTCTCGTTGATGTATCAGTACTATAATCAGCACCACTCTCACCTCCTAAAGACCCTTCCCCAGTAAAGTTGGGATGTGGCTCGGGGTAGTTGATATCCCGTCCTTCAAAGGGAGCCTTTACCGGTGGTGTGATAGCCACTCTTGGAGAGTCGGGTGCGGACACTTTCGTAACCGGCAATGCAGCTTTTGTGCCCATAGTGATTTGTGGCGCGTCGGCTCCCTCGTTGAGCGCTCCCGCAGGCATGTTGTTCATTTGAGGGGCAATCCGCGTGATATCCGGACCGCCACCCGAACCGACTCCTTGGGGTTGAACTGCGGCAGCTTGAACATTTGCTGTTTTTGCTGCATTTATGGCTTGCTGACGACTCGCCGCATCCTGCTCTGCTTGAGTTTGATTTAGATAAATTGTTGTATCCGATGTTCCTTCGGATGGCCCACCATTATTTGATCCGGGTAATGTTACTGGGCTTCCATATGGATAAGCCGTGTGTTCTGTACCGTTTTTAAATCGCACGGCGTTGCTTTCTATAACATTTCCTATCATTCCAGCATGCAAAACTTGGAATCTTAAAACGACATTGACATCTGAAAAATAGAGTTTGTCTGCAGCTGCGCTGAAATATTGAGGTTGGTCTTTTGCTTGAAAGCCAGGATTAATTTGTAATGCGCCGTTTATATATCCTTGTAGTTTTCTACCCCCTCCTAAAATATTTAAGAAAGAGAATTCAAAATATGGTGGCGCCGTTAGAAGTTTTAAGCCGCCGCCGTGCGATGCATATGTGGGATACTGCCATTGTATTAGCTTTTGTATTTTAGCCATATTCAAAGCTGCCTCTGATTCATTATCAGATATCACCCTAAATCCAACAGTTAGTTCGCGAGTAGTGCCGCTATAAAAAGAAACTGGGTCCATACGACCATAAACAGAGGTGGGAGACCATTTTGGTGTCCAAGAGTCTGTAAAATCAGTTATAATACTAGAAAAATATAGGGGCTGTGCGCCTCTAACGTGCAATGCTTTAATATGTATACGTTTAAACGAACTTTGATATTGGCTTCCAATTGGCATACAATAAATAGAACCTAACTAAAAAGTAGACTAAGCTTATCGTTTAAATAGCTTTCAATAGTGTCGCCATTGGTACCGGTACTATCTGTCATATTTTGAGCGAAGTTTTGAGTTTCGATTGGTTTGCCGTCTTTACCAACTAGATTAACTGTTAATTTTAATTCTGTATTGCTACTGCCAGTGGATAATTTATCTCCTGGGTTTAACGCTCTTTGTGTTCTGCTCTGCAGCCGCTCGCCCGAAGGTCCGTCACCCACTATTGCTTGCGGTATTGCCTTACTAACAAAGTTGTTTCCCGGTGCAAAGCCAGTCTGATTTTGTGAACTGGCTTGTGCTCTAGATGGATTGCGAGTGCCTTCAGCTTTTTCAAAACCAGTACCCGTCCATGAAGTATTATCAGCGATGTACATACCAGTGGCAGTCGCTGCAGCGACACCGGCAATTCCCCAACCTAACGGTCCCATTCCTAAAAACCTACCTGCTCCAGCGGCTTTGGCGCCCATTCCGCCCATGCCGCCCATACTACCCGCAGCTTGGGCGCGGCTCGCATTCATGGCTGATAACGCTAGCTTATCATATTGACCGGCGGCAATCATAGCGCTAGCGCCTGATTTAGTGAGGGCGCCGCCAGCAGCTGTTGCTGCAGCAGGAATTGCAAAACTAAATATTTTAGCTATAGCCATACCAACTAGTTTCATAGCGCCTAGCCCTAATAATAAAGTACCTCCTGAAGAGAAAAACATTGTTAAACCTGGGAACGCATTTGCGACATCAGATATGCCTTTTTTAAACCCTTCCCACGCATCGACTACTCTTTGGATTTGAGTAGCCAGTTTATCTTGAGCATTAGCTAGCTTTTCTTGCGGAGTTTCTAATTCTCCGGTGTCTTTTTGAAGTTCCTTCATAGCTTCATCTGCGCTATAAGTACCTGCGGCGACTTCTTGCATTTTTTCTAAACTAACATTTCCAAATTGCCTAATCTGTTGTTCGGTGAGACCCAAACTATCTTTTAAAGATCTCATTTGAGCGTAATTTAACTTGTCCATTTGGATTCCGTTAGCTTCCATTTGTTCTCGAAGCTTAATAAATCCTACCAATGGACCCTCTTGCATTGTCACGTCCATTAATTCTAAACCATCAATAGTGGTGCCAAAAACAGCGTTCATCTTTGATGCAGCATTTAACGCTCCTTCGAAGGTAGTAAACTTTTCCATTGTGCTTACCATACTATCCATCGAAATACCAGTCATTTCTTGTACCTTGGCTAGCCTTACAAACTGGTTTTCTATATCAGGCAAGCCAAATTTAGCCATATTATTCGTTTGCGCGGCTAAGTCTTGGAATGCTTTGTTGACATCCATATTTAAGTTTTTAGCTGTTACAGCCAAACTAGCAGATAGTTTTTCAACTTCCGGTCTGGTTTTACCAAAAGTTAGCATCATAGATTCTACAACGCCACTAGTTGCTGAAGCGGATACACCTAATCTTCTTTCTAATGTTTTTGATAATTCAGTTAAAGCATCTTGATCTTTAGAGCTTGACTGACGGAAAGCAGCAGATGATTTAAACATATCGCGATAGGTTTTTTGTAGCTCATCTCGCGTAAATCTAGAACCCGCTGCCAATGTTTCCATTCTGCCTTGAAAGCCTTTCAACTCTCCCTCGTACAATATGCCTACGTCACGAGCAGTTAGCCTAGATTGAGCGTGAAAGTCTTTCGCTACTTCCCACGGCTTTCCAAATACTCCGTAGTTTTCCTTCATAAACTTTACGCCTTCTTTTACGTGTTCAAAGGCTTTAAGATATGCTGAACCCATAAGATTGGCAGCGCTGAGTTGTTTCATTGTTACTTTTAGTAAGTTTTTAGTCATCGATTCGCCAGATTGTAGCGCTTTGCCTACATCTTTGGCGCGTTGATTGATTCCAAACCACGTTTCAGCTAGGTTTTCTCCTAAGCTAATGGAAGTTTCAGTGGCTTTGTTTATCTTATCGTATTGTTTTTCTAGAGCTTTTAGAGGAACAAGCTGCGCTTGTAATTGCTGAATAAGGATATTTCTTTGGGTTACTTCTTCTTCGGTGGTGGCTTTGAGATTTTTGGCACTCTCTATTTGAACTTCTAAAGCGCGAACCTTTTCGGCATTTAAAGAAGCTAACTGGGCTTCTTGGCTAAAGATGCCTTCATAGTCTTCGAAACGCTTTTGCATCGTTTCGTGAACTTTAACCATACTCTCAGCTAAACTTTTCTCTATTTTAGCTAAATTGTCAACGAAGGATTTGGCACGTTCGGCTTCTTTTTCAGCTTCTTTTTTTCTTTTCTCTGCTTCTTTATCTATAGCCATGTGTTATACCTTTATGTTAGTGGCCATTTTAAACCGGTGTCTTTTTCAAAACTATATATGGCTTTTTCTAGTCTCATTTTGTTGTTTCGTACACGGGGATCTCCAAGACCATATTTTATAAAGGCATCCATATAATTTTTTTCACCAGCGATAACGTCACTAAATCTATCCAAATCGCGTTGGCTACCTTTGATACTAAAGCTTTTTTCATAAGTACTAGGAGCATTTAAATGCCACAAAAGGTATTTTATATCTGCAGCAAATTGTGCTACATACGATTCATTTATTTTATTTGATTTTAACTCTTCTAAGTCTATTGTGTGGGACACTAACATATTACAAACTCCTATAAGTATAAATAGTTTATAGAATGGAAACTGCTATCGTAGATTTTTTTGAGATTTGTTTTGGGCTTTTTCCATATAGGCTCTCTCATCTTCTTTTTGTTTAAGGGTTCTTTCAACAAACCAGCGGCGAAGTCCTATAGGCAAGTTATATAACTCTGTTATAGACCAGTTTCCAGTATAATTCATAAAGAACATTTGCTCATATATGTTTTCTATATAATCAGAGGTTAGGCCAAAAAAAGCCCGCATCAAGCGGAACCCCCATATTTGCAGTTTCATTGCAATTTTCACACTCTACCATTTGAGTCATGTCTAAGTCAGGCATAACGGCTGTATAGGCTTTTTTAAGCATTGAAACATCTAATATGGGTAAAGATTCAATTGCTCGCGTTATGTAAAAAGAATCGGTTTGGTCGTTGATCGACACCACTATGGTTTTCAATAAGCTTAAAGAACCAGCAATCTTGTTATTAGCTAGAACGCTTTCATCTTTAGATGTCAACAAGCGAAACTCAACTACAATATTACTTTTCGGTAATGGTAGCTTGAATGTGTGATTTTCTGTCATAGTAATAGCTTTTACATCTATTATTTCTTTCGTTTTCAAATTATCTAAATCGAACGAAGTAGAAAACACATGCTTACAAGCCATACATTCCACTTCTGTATCATATTTTGCACCATATCCATATACTCTAGAAGCCACCAATAACGCATTTTTGTCTCCTACTAGTAAATCTTCTATTCTGATATTTTTGTCAACAATGATGCTTTGCAACATTTTATCTAAAGCAAGTCCTTTTTTCAACAACGTTGCTGAAGTTAAAATGTCTTCCTCTTTGGCTGTCATGTGTTTTATCTCTATTGAAGTTTGATTATGAAGAGGATGACCAACTGGATAATGTTTGCCTGCGCTTGGCAAATTGATTACTTCCGTTGGGACAACGAAATTAAAAGGACTTGCTGCTGTCATTTGCGTATCTGGTGCAACCGGTGTTGGTGGTGGCGTTGATGTGTTCGTGTTTTCAGGAGAATCTGTGGTGTTGTTGAACGCTCTATCTTGATTTCTTGACATATTTACCTCTTTTTGTTGATACTATATAATAGTTTTATTTTTAAAATGTTTTAAACATTGCGTAATCATATCTTAACGTTAATGATATTGACATTATCTCATCTGCTACATAATTAGCTTGACCAAAATTAACTTGCGATATAAATGGATTAACCAAAGACCACTCTTCTAAAGGGTTCCCTCGGGCATTTATTTGTGTAAAGCGAATATCGCCGCCTAGCGCTGCGGTGGAAGAGCTTTTTTCAAGTGCTGATCTGGGCGCATTGATATTGCCGTTTTGGTATCCGGCTAGTTTTAGCATATTCCACAATTTTAAAGTGTTATTATCATCTTTATTCTCTGCATCAGTTATGACTATCTCGATTGGATTCCAAGTAACTAGTCCTGGTCTGTATTCAACATCATTAAGCCATATGTATTCGTTAACAGCAATTTCAAAAGATGGTTTTTGAAAAGATCGCAGACAATAAGTACGAATGTTGTGATAACCATAGCCAAATGTAGAATACCATCTAAAAGATAGTTTTGGCTCTGCGCTTACATCGTTCCAAAAAGGCATTTTGCGTTCCTACTTATATAATTGGCTTATTGGTCATTACTCACTACCAAGTATCAATTGAGAAGGAGGTGCAACGCCAACAGCGCTAGTTAAAGTAGCAAAGTCAAAACGTAATGTTACAGATAGTATTGTTAGTTCTTCTGAAGAATAGTCTAATTGACCAAAATCTACACTGGTGAAGAAGGCATTGTGTAAGTCCCAATATTCTAAATCAGTACCCTCTGCATCAACTTGAGTAATTCTAGGTGAGCCAATCGCCTCTTTGAAAGAGAATTTGCTCATAGAACCTCTAGATTTTTCTTCAGTCGTGGGAGGAGTATAACCCGAAGTAACAAGCATATTTGCCATCACTGAGGATTGATCAGGAGAAATGGGATCGACAAAAGTAACATCGATTGTATTCCAAGTAATTCTACCAGGATAGTAAAAGGTATGTGCTACATACTGGTGTGGTATTTCACTAATCGCAAAAGAAGGTTTCTTCACTGTTTTTACAGCATATGATTCTATCTTATTGTTATTACTTGCGCCTGCTAAGGTGAGGTACCACCGAAAGCTTCTTTTAGGTTCTACGGATGCATCGCTCCAAAATCTTGAACTAGACATTTATTTTTTTCTCCTTCTTTTAATAAATAGTCAAATTATATTTTAATCTTCAAATGCGGCGCCGGAATCCGTCAAAATAAAATCAATTGCAATATACTCAATTGCTCTCGCTGGTTTGATAAATACTTTAGCATACATGATGTTTCGATCAATCAAATCAGGTGTAGTAGTGGTTTCATCTAAAACCAGCTTAAAGGCAGTAATTCCCAATCTTGCCTGAACGCTGCGTAGGAACGGCTCTACTTGTCCTCTAAATCGGTTCCAAGTAACCCTAACGTTTTGATCAAATAAGATTGTAGCAGCATATCTAGAAATTTGTCGTTTTAAGAAAATCAACAAACGTCTTACATTAATTCTACTTAAAGCAGATGCAGATGATTGCAGGGTCTTTTGACCAAAAATTACAATACCTTCAGCAGGGAATGATGCAATTGGATTGACATTAACTTCATAAAGCTTATCTCTTTGTTTTGAAGTTAATTGTTGGTTAACGCCAACAACAG